ACCGTCAACTTTGACGGCAAGGACGCGGATGTTTTCGGAGCAAACGGGACGGGCAAGACCACGATCGCAAACGCGATCTGCTGGCTGCTCGTCGACCGCCCTGCGACGGAAGAGGCGGACTTTACTCCGAAGACCGCAGGGACGCACGGAATCAACCACAAGGCAAGCATGGAGATCGAGCTTGCAGACGGGCAGCGGATCACACTCGCGAAGGATTTCTACGAGAAGTGGACGCGCAAGCGCGGCGCAGCTGCCGAGGAGTACACCGGCAACGTCACGGATTACTACGTCGACGGCGTGAAGTCCAAGAAGAAGGAGTACACGGAAATCCTCGAGAACGTCTGCGGCACAGACCTCGAACGGGTCAAGATGCTCATGGTGCTCGGATACTTCGCGGATACCATGAAGACGGATGAGAAGCGGCGCATTCTCTTTGAGATGGCAGGAGAGTTCACGGACATGGATGTCATCGCGGCGAATGAGGAATTGGAAGGAATCGAGGATTTCTTTCTCATGCCGGGAACGGAGGACAAGCACTATACCGTCGAGCAGTGGAAGAAGATCGCTGCTGAACAGAAAAAGAAACTGAATAAAGACCTTGAGACACTTCCCGCCCGCATCGACGAGGCAAGCAAGAACGTCGCCGAGAATGTCGAGGACATGGAGGCCTTGAATGCAGAGCTGAATCGGTTGGAAGAAAAGAAATCCTCCATCGAGGAGAAGAAGCGCAGCCTCTCTACGTCGGACGGAAAGCAGGAGGCGGCACGCGCCGCCCTTGCAGGACTTGAGGTCGACCTTGCGACAAAGCGTGCCGCTTACATCGAGCAGGGAGCGGCGGCGAATCGGGAGATCAATGAGAAAATTGTTGCGCTGACACAATACAAAAATGACGTGATGGAGGATCTTGACAAAACGAATCGAGAATTGCGAACGCTCGCATCTCAGCGCGATGAAATGATCACACACCGCAAGGCTCTTCTGAAAGAGTATGAAGCAGCACAGGCGCGGCAATGGGACGAGAGCGCAGCGTTTTGTCCGACTTGCCATCAACCTATGCCACCGGAGCAGATTGAGGAGCTGCGCGCTGCGTTCAACATGGAGAAATCCGCAGCGAAGGAGGACGTCAACCGTCGGGGGCAGTCGTGTAGTCAAGCAAAAATTGACGAGGCAAACGAGCGGCTCGCTGTTCTTACTGAAGATGTTTCGGCTCTGGAAGAAAAGATCAAGGCGAAAGAAGCAGAGCTTGCAGAGCTTAACGCATCCATCGCCACCCCGCCGCCCTTTGAGGAGACGAATGAGTACAAGGAAATCACCGCCCGCATGGAGGAGATTCGCGCCCGTCAGCGTCTCGGACAGAGCGCAGCGGATGGCACGATGAACGCCTATGACCGCGACATCCAGACGGTCAAGGACGAGATCGCAGCGGTCAACCTGCGTATCGCAAAGGCGCAGTCCTCCGAGGACAGCCGCCGCCGCGTCGGGGAGCTCAAGCAGGAACTCAAGAATACTGCCGAAGAGATGGAATACATCGAGCAGGGGATTCATCTGTGCGAAGAGTTCGTCCGCACGAAAGCGCGTATGGTGACGGACAGCATCAACGGGCATTTCGAGTTCATCCGCTTTCGTTTGTTCCGTGACCAGATCAACGGTGGACTGCGTGAAGTGTGTGAACCGACGATCCAGAATAAAGCGGGCGAGTGGGTGGAGTACCGCAGTGCGAACTACGCTGCGCAGGTCAACGCGAAGCTGGACATCGTAACGACGCTCATGCAGCAGTACGATGTACAGCTTCCCATCCTTATGGATCAGGGTGAGAGTGTCACGGAGCCGCTTGCCGTCAATGGGCAGCTCCTCCGCTTCATCGTTTCGGCGGAGGATGAGGAAATCAGAGTAGAGGTCAAGGAGTAGGAGGAACAACATCATGGGACAGGCAGTAGCAATGCGCAACCAAACACAGACACCCGCCCGCACGATTGAGGACTGGGTGGAGAGCGAGAACATCAAGCAGAAGTTTCAGGAAGTGCTCGACAAGGGGGCGGGGGCATTCGTCACAAGCATCCTCAGCCTTGTAAAGTCCACGCCGCAGCTTGCAGCGGCAGACCCGAAAACCGTCATCAGCGCGGCGATGACGGCCGCGACCCTCAAACTCCCGATCAATCCGAATCTCGGGTTTGCGTACATCGTTCCCTACAAGGACACGGCAACCTTCCAGATGGGATACAAAGGCTATATCCAACTGGCAATGCGTACGGGGCAGTACAAGACCATCAATGCCTCTGTGGTCTATGAGGGGCAGATTGAGGACGTTGATTTCATCACGGGTGAGATCATCCGTGGGAAGAAAAAGAGCGACAAGGTCGTTGGCTACGTCGCCTATTTTGAGCTTATCAACGGATTCTCCAAGATGGTCTACATGACGCATGAGGAGATGCTTCACCACGCGATGACCTACTCTCAGGCATATAAATACGACAAGAAGAACGGAAAGAAAAGCAGCGTGTGGAGCACGAATTTCGAGGCGATGGGACTCAAGACCGTGCTCAAGCAGCTCATCAGCAAGTACGGAATCATGAGCATCGACATGCAGGGAGCGGGGCTTGAGACGGCACTCAGCGCGGATAACGCAGATGATATGTATGACCGCAGCCCGCAGAACGTGACACCGCTCGAGGCGGCGGCAGATGCGCAGACGATTGAAGCCACTGCGGATGTTGTGCATGGCAGCGTACCCGAAGAACTGTCTGCACCGCCGAATGCCGACCCGCTTGAAGGGCTTGCATTCTAACCATGGACATCAAGGTAATCGCGTCGGGGAGCAGCGGGAACGCCTATCTCATCGGAGATGGGCGGACGCGTCTGCTCCTTGACGCGGGAATCCCATTCAAACGCATTCAGATCGGCTGCGGGTTCAAAACGAGCAGCATTGACGGCTGTCTTGTGACACACCGACACGGCGACCACGCGGCGGCAATCCCGAAACTCCTGCAGCGGGGCATCGCAGTCTATAGTAACGAGGATGTTGCGGGGCTGCATGAGGGCGTGCAGGAACTTACCGCGCTGAGGGAGCATACCGTCGGGACATTCCGCATCCTGCCTTTCGAGGCGGAGCATGACGTACCTTGCTACGGGTATCA